TTACTTTACAACATCATTAGCCAAAGGTTATCTTGATGTTGCTACCTTTAGAAACTTTCCCGCACAGGCAGACGATACAAAATACACAATACAAAAGGAATTTGAAAATAGGCCAGACCTATTGGCATACAAACTTTACAACGATTCTTCTCTATGGTGGGTGTTTTCTGTACGTAATCCTTCAATTCTCAAAGATCCAGTTTTTGACATGCAGGCAGGGGTCAGCATATATTTGCCAAAGTTGAGTGTGTTAAGATCGGCATTGGGAATTTAATATGGCAAGCGGTGAAATTGTAAGAAGTCGAGTTACTGCTCCGCCAGACTTACCAATTAAAGAGAAACTGGCTAAGAAAAATTTCTATAATGTTCTAAACAAATATAGATCATATTCTTACATTACCACAATGTCTTGTTTAGACAGAGTGTCTGCTTCACAGCCAGAGGTGTATAGAACCAAAGGCGATTTAGGAAATATAATACTCAAATCTAGCGGTAAAGTTCCCGGAGATAAAACCACAAAGTTTTTACCATTGATAACAGTTGACGGCGAAACTCAGAAAGAGATCGATTATTTTAATGAAGAAAGTGCAGGCAGATTTAATTTATATATCAATAACATAGAAATTGAAACTTTTCCCACACCTCAAAGAATTACAGGCACTGCACTGATAACTAAACTAAGATTTGATGTTTTTGAGCCTTACAGTATTGTTGGATTTATTGAAGCACTAACAGTTGCGTCAAGAGCTGCAGGCTATAAAACTTACCTAGACGCTACGTTTTTACTAAAGATTGAATTTATTGGATACAAAGACGATATTGACGGAGAGCAGGTTGCTCCAGAGCCAATAGACCTAACCACAAGATTTATTCCTTTTAAATTTAGCAAAGTAGATGTTGATTTTGATGAGTCTGGAACCAAGTATAGATGTGAAGCTTTTCCTAGCAGCGATCTAGCGTTTACTGATGTATACGGAAGTATTAAAACTCCTATATCTCTATCCGGTTTAACAGTAAAAGAAATTTTAACTAATCTCGTTACCGGAATGAATACAGCCCTGAAAGACGAGGCTGCAAAAACCATCAAAGAACCAAAGTCAACAGAAATTGATGAGTATGTGATTGAATTTCCAACGCAGAAAGAAGACGGTACATATGACACCGCCACTGATAACGACATAGCTAAAAAACCTCTTAAAAATCTCTATTCTGACAGCGGACTAATAAATTTTGCTGAGGTAGACGAAACTCAAATTAGAAATGCTTATCAACTACAAGATGCAGCAACTACAGCCACATCGGCAGTTTCTGTGACTACCTATGAACCTTCTAAGTTTTCTATCAATTTTGGTCCAGGTACCTATGTACAGGGAATAATAGATGGTATAATCAGAGACAGCGAATATTGGAGAGAACAAATTGACCCGGGTAACGGAAATGCAGTTAAAACTGTAGGGGAAGAAGTTAATTTTTGGAAAATTGTTGCTGAAATTGAGCAAGGAGAGCACAATCCTGTAAGAGGTAGACCACGTTATAAAATTACCTACAAGGTTATTCAAAGCAAAATTCATATAAGTCAGGTTACAGGATATAGAACAATAGAACAAAAAGATACTGGAAATATCAATGTTGTTAGAGAATACAACTATATCTATACCGGTCAAAATGTAGATATTAAAAAATTAAACATTAGTTTTGACAAGTTGTTTTATGAAAGATTCCCTTGGAAATTGGCCAATCCGGATCAAGCCGCTAAGGCTGTTAATCAAAATCCAGATAATGGTAATAATGCTCAGTACGATGCCGGAGAAGCTGCAAAACAGATAGATCGCCAGCTAGCACCAAAAGCACCGGGTACATCATCTGGCGCTTCAGGCGGAGAGGCAGCATCTACAGGTAACGTAAATGCATTTGCTAGAGATTCTTTCAATCAAATTATATTAAGCAACTTCAGTATGATAAAACTGGAAGCAGATATTGTAGGAGATCCTGTATTTTTAATGACAGGAGGATTGGGAAATTATCTTCCTTCCCTTCTACGAGAATCCGACGATAATAAATCAGTAAATTCTGTTCTCACTACTGATGGCGAGGCAAATTTTCTTGGAAAAAATATTTTTATAAAAATATATTTTAGAAGTGGCATGGATATAGATGATCAGAGTTTAGAAAACGGCGGCACCGGACTTTTAAAATTTAATCAGAGATATAATTTGTCTGGGTACTATTTGTTAACGCAGGCAATATCATCTTTTAAAGACGGAGAGTTTAGCCAAAAGTTAAAATTGAACAGAATACCTGTTGACTTAAATGAAAACGATTTCAAGGGATCGGCAGTCGATACTAAAAAAGCATTTAAAACTGTTCCAAATCCTGATGCGCAAGTTGTAGAAAATTCTGGGGCAAATGAAAATGTACCAGCAAATGAACGATCGTCGTTAAAAGAATTACTTAGTGGAGTAAACAAGTTTGCTGATTCTCTTGAAAATTTAGAAGCCAACATTACAGATGCCGTCGAAGGTGCAGTAAATTCAGTAGCTGAAGCGGTAGCAGCTCCTGTGCAGATAATTGGTCGATCGGTGAATAAAATTACTGGAGCTTTGCAGGGAATAGATGATGCGGTAACCGATGCTGCTGACAGATTGGGATTAAGTGTTGCTCAATTAGGAAGTCTGTCTGCCGGAGAAATTGCAGCTATGTTAGCTATTTCAAAATTGCTGCCGGATAATGTTAGCATAGGCGACATAGAAAATAGAGGTATAATTGTATCAAGGGATAAGATAAAAACCACTCCTCCCGCAAATACCAAAGATAAATTAGATGAAACCAAAGTTGAAACTCCTGAAGAAAAAGAAGCTAGATTAGCAGAAGTTTTAAGGATTAATTTACAAGGATAGTAATAAATGTCAGCAGCGCAAACTCCACAACTTCAACGAGGTCTAAGTCCGTCACATTTGCCTTCTTATATTTACGAAGGAATAATAACCAATCATCTTGACCCTACCAAGCAAGGTATGGTCGAGGTTTCTATAAAGTTTCTAATTGCTGGCGACCCAAATATTAAAGAACAAACCTATGTAGTGAGATATGTCAGTCCTTTTGCAGGAAATACCAACGTATTATACGAAGGCACTAACGAAAACAAATACGACGACGTACAAAAAAGCTACGGCATGTGGATGATACCCCCAGACATTGGAACTAGGGTAGTGGTTGCATTTGCCAATTCTGATTTTAACCAAGGATATATAATTGGCTTTTTATGGGATGAACAACAAAATTTTATGGTGCCCGGCATCGCTGCAACAAAAAACACAGCAATGACTGCTTCGCAACTAGCAAAATATAAGACTAGTAACCTGCCCGTAGCAGAGCCTTTAAAATCTACTAGAACGGGTGAAAAAGGACCATCGGTGGACAAACTAGCTAAACCTGTGCATCCTTTTGCAGATAGATTATTAGAACAAGGTCTATTGTTAGATGATGCTAGAGGCACAACCACCAGTAGTGCAAGGCGAGAAATCCCAAGTTACGTTTTTGGAATCAGCACCCCAGGCCCGCTAGATAAAAACGGACCAAGGAAACCATTAAACAAAAAAGCAGCAACGCCCTCACCGGTAAGCAGATTGGGAGGTTCAACATTTGTTATGGATGATGGAGATATTGATGGCGAAAATGAATTGGTTCGTATAAGAACCAGAACCGGCCATCAGATTCTTTTACATAACACTAAAGATTTAATTTACATTGGTAATGCTAAAGGCACAGCCTGGATTGAACTTACATCCCAGGGAAAAATTGATATCTATGCAGCAGATAGCGTGTCTATTCATTCTGAGCAAGATTTAAATTTTAGATCAGATAGAAATATAAATTTAGAAGCTGGCGGAAATGTAAACATTTCTTCAAACATGACTACACAAATAGAAAGTGGAAGTGATTTTAATTTACTCAGCGGCTTAGACTTCAATATACAAAGCAATAATTCAGTATCTGTTTATGCAGAATCTGGTATGAATTTAAAATCAAATTCTGTTGTAAACTTTGAAGCTGATGATAGTTTTAATTTAAAAAGCAATAATGCGACCCTAAAATTAAGCAGTAATGGAAACCTTAGTCTGTATTCCGATGCAGATATTTTAGAAACAGCAGAAAACATTCATCTAAAAGCCAATGTAGATCTTTTCATGACCACCGGAGGTCAAGTACATCAAAATGCCGTGCCCGCAACTCCAACATCTGCAGCGGATGATGCATCAACTACAGCGGTATCGCCTCTAGCTAGATTTAGCTTACCCAATCGATCCGTTTACGGATCGTGGGAAAATAATTTTTATCAAGTTGAAGATTTACTTACAATAATGACAAGAGTTCCCACACACGAACCTTATGATCAACATGAAAGTGTAAATCCAACCGAGTTTAATTCTGTCAATTTAAACAATAATCCTGGCAGTGCTTCTTATAAAAAATTAAGCGTAGAAGCTGCTAAAAAGATTACAGGAATTTTTAAATTGCCGCCAAATACACAAGGTACCCCTCCTAGATCAACCGGCAATCAAGAACAGGACAATCTTCAAGCTTTCTTATACATGATACGATTTGCTGAAGGTACAACAGGACCAATAGGATATCAAAGACAATGGCCCAATAGACAATTTGATATCACGTCAGCAAAGATTAAAAATGTCTATGGTAAGGAAGTTGATAACATAGCCCTAAATTTCAAAGATCATCCAAGAGAAGTAAGAAGAGCAAACGGTATTCCTTCTAGTGCAGCCGGAGCATATCAGTTTTTGACGGATACTTGGGACGAATGCAAAACAGCCCTTGGTCTAACAGATTTTAGCCCCGCAAATCAAGACAAAGCTTGTATTTTCCTTTTAGCTAGAAACAATTCTATCGACTTAATCAAGCAAGGCAGATTTTACGAAGCATTAGATAGAAACAAGAAAACTTGGGCTAGCCTGCCCGGAGCAAATTATAAGAATCAGCCTATGAAGCAAGCTTCTACCTTACTTGCAGAATTTAAAAAAGCTGGAGGAAAGGCAGTGGTTTAACCACCAATAAATAACATTATGCCTTATAAGTCACTTACAGTAACCAGTGCCAATGCAATATACCAAGAGCCGGTTCTTCAACAATCACACCTGTATAAAGGATTTTCAAGCCTCAACGAAGACAATCCTACAGCGAAATTATTTGACCTAGATTTAATTAAACAAGATATTCTCAATCATTTTAACACTAGAAAAGGCACTAGGGTAATGAATCCAAACTTTGGTAGCAGAATCTGGGATTTACTTATGGAGCCCTTGACTGCTGAAACTAGGGACGTACTAGTTGCAGATATAAAGGCAATATGCACAGCAGATTCTAGGGTAGTTCCAACGCAGATGGATCTAACTGAATACAGTAACGGATACATTTTAGAATTGACATTGGTATTAAAAGCAACCAATGAATCTGCAAGCATGAAAATTAAATTTAATCAAGAAATTGGTATTGCTACGGTATAAAATACCTGGTTAATTTTTTCAATAAATACTGGTATCGCAACATATGACCATTCCAACAACAAATTCTAGGCTATTAGTTACAGAAGATTGGAAAAAGATCTACGCATCTTTTCCAAATGCAGAGTTTCAAAGCTACGACTTTGACACACTCAGACGAATACTGATTAGCTATTTGCAGGAAAATTATCCTGAGGATTTTAACGATTACATCGATTCAAGTGAGTATGTTGCACTGGTAGACCTAATTGCCTACCTAGGACAAAACCTCAGTTTTAGAATTGATCTTAATGCTAGAGAAAACTTTTTAGAAACAGCACAACGCAGAGACAGTATTCTTCGTTTGGCACAGCTAATAAGCTATGTACCAAAGAGAAATACTGCTGCTACAGGAATGTTAAAGCTATCGGCTGTATCTACTACGGATTCTGTGTTTGATAGTGCAGGCAACAATCTTGCAAACAGCACAGTGTTGTGGAATGATCCTACCAATAACAACTGGTACGAACAATTTATTTCAATAGTCAATTCTGCTTTGTTTTCAAACTTCAGTTTTGGAATACCTAACGACAGAGCAACAATCTCTGGCATAGTGACAGAGAAATATCTGATTGACTCGGCCAATACCGATGTGCCAGTATTTGCTTTCACAAAAAATATCAACGGCACAGCAATGAATTTTGAAATTGTAGCCTCTACTTTTGTAGATAATGCAGTGCAAGAAGATACACCAAAGCCGGGCAAGAGTTTTAATCTACTTTATCAGTCAGACAACCAAGGTAATTCTAGTCCCAACACAGGTTTCTTTGTTTATTTTAAACAAGGACAACTAGGTTTCTCAAATTTTACAGTTCAAAATCCCGTAGCTAATGAATTAATTGGCATTAATATTTCAAACATTAACGACTCTGATGTTTGGTTATGGCAATTAGATTCTAGCGGCAACTATTCTACACTATGGAACAAAGTTTCAGCTATCACTGGTAGCAGTGTAATCTATAACAGCATAGATGCCAATGACAGAAATATCTATAGTGTTTCAACTAGAGATAATGATCAGATTGATTTAAATTTTGCTGATGGCAGTTTTGGTAATTTACCTCAAGGCACGTTTGGTCTATTTTACAGACAGAGTAACGGTTTAAATTACGTTATTACACCGCAGCAAATGGGCGGCGTAATCATTAAAGTTCCATACAGGAATAAGGCAGGAAGAGAGCACGTTCTAACTTTAACGATGAATTTGCAATATTCCGTATCTAATAGTACCCCTACAGAATCTAACGCAGACATTCAATTAAAAGCTCCTCAGTCTTTCTATACACAAAATAGAATGGTTACTGCAGAAGATTACAATATTGCACCTTTAAATTTAGGCAGCGATATTTTAAAAGTTAAGAGTGTAGCAAGAGTCACTAGCGGAGTTAGCAGATATTTTGAACTATCTGATGTTAGTGGAAAGTATAGTTCTACTAATATCTTTGCTGCTGACGGAATACTGTATAAAGATCTCGATGAAGCACAAACAGATTTTAGTTTTGCAAACAAAAATCAAATTTGGGTTTTTGTTAAAACAACTTTAGCGTCGATTGTAAAATTACAGTCTCTGCGTTCTTTTTATATTGATCAATATCCTCGTCCTGATTTAAACTCATTAGAACTAACTTGGGTAAAGGCAAACACAAATGCCATTTCCTGCACAGGTTACTTTGAAACTAGCGAAGGACCAGTTAGTACAGGTATATTTGTTTCCAATTCATTGAAATACGCTAAACCTGGATCTTTAATCAAATTTATTCCACCGGGTATGCTGCCAAACACTGATGCAAGATATGATGCCAGCAAAAAATATTTTAAACCCAACGGAACGTTGAGTGCTACTAAAGGTTCAAACGGCAGTCAGTATCTGTGGGCAGCGGTCAAGAACGTTATTGGGGACGGATCTAACACCGGTTTAGGATTGTTAGAAGATGGTACAGGACCAATAGTATTATCTACGGTAGTGGATAGCGATGCAATACCTGTGGAAATTCTGCCACAATTTTTAAATTCATTCAAATACGTTTTTGAAAATGAAATAGTGAATGTCTGTCTGACACAGAAGAATTTTGGGTTAAAGTTTGATACACTTTCTAGAGAGTGGTCATTTATAAGCGAAACCAATCTTGATTTAACCAGCGATTTTAGTCTTGTAAATCAAGGTGATGGTTCTGGACTTAACAACGATGCAAGTTGGTTAATAGCATTTGAATGGCAAGGATCTAGTTATAAAGTACGATATAGATATGCACAATTTACGTTTGAAAGTGCTAAAGAAACTGCTTTCTACACTGATCCAACAAACATTAACTATGACTACTATACAAACACCATTGTAAAAGATCAAATTAAGGTACTGTCTGTAAATTCCATTAGCACTTCTACAAGTATAGGATTAGACAAAGACTACCTATGGCAGATTGACGGTAATGTGGTTGAAGTCGACGGTTATGTTAATCCTTCAAAGATTAAAATAAGTTTCTACGACAGCGACAACAGCGGCGAAATATCAGATCCAGATGCGTATACTAATCTAGTTTCAACAAGCAGCTATGTATTCTTCCAAATACAAGAAGATGGAGAAACCACAGAGCCAGTTTCCAGTGATGACTTCATAAAAGACTATGGATCTTCAGAAGACGTACCGGCCGATGCTAAATTTGACGGTTATTTTTATTATTTTTACAATGACGACGTTGTTAACATCTACAACGAAGACACAGACGAATTTGTTTATAATACTACAGCTTCTTCATATCTCGCTTACCCCGGAAGAGATGCTATAAAATTTCAATATGTACATAATAGCGGTGAAGAAAGAAGAATTGACCCAAGCAAATCAAATATTATAGATGTTTATCTAATGACAGCAACCTACGACACTGCTTATAGATATTGGCTGTCAACCGGGGTAGGTAGTGAGCCGTTGCCACCAACGACCTCAGCATTAGAAAAACAGTATCTGTCTAAACTTAACGCTATTAAGACAATTAGCGATGAAATAGTTTTCCAACCAGCAAGATATAAAATTTTGTTTGGTGACAAAGCCCCAACTACATTAAGGGCTAGATTTAAAGCAGTGAGAAACAGTAGTAGCCTATTAAGTGATAGTGCGTTAAGAAGCAAAATTCTTACAGCAATTAATAATTTCTTTGCACTACAAAATTGGAATTTTGGTCAATCATTTTATTTTAGTGAATTATCTACCTATGTGATGAATTTACTCACGCCAGATATCACTAATTTTATTATTGTACCAAATTATCCAAACAATTTTGGTAGTCTCTATGAAGTAACCTGTCTAAGCAATGAGGTCTTCATTAATGGAGCCACTGTGTCTCAAATAGACATTATTGATGCAGTCACTGCCAGCCAGTTACAATCAGAAAATATTATAACTAGCTCTGGAAACTAAAGATGGCAGAAAAAATTATAAAAAGTGTTAAGTTTTTGCCTGAGTTTTTACAGACAGGTAAAAATACAAAATTCCTTGCCAGCACTCTTGATCAATTAATACAAAAACCTGAATTAGAAAGATTGGATGCCTATATTGGAGCATCCACAGCTACTCAGGTCAAAAGTTATCAAAGCAGTGACAATTATGTAACTGAAAACAGTGACCTGAGAGCCAACTATCAGCTAACTCCGTCTTTAATTGTAAAAGATGAAGAAGGAAATGTAAACGATGTTGTTGGAATCAACGATTTAATAAACGACATTAGCTTGAGTGGCGGAAATACTGAAAACTTTGATAAACTTTTTAGAACAAATTATCATTCTTATGACCCGCATATTGATACTTACAAATTTGAAAAGTATCAAGAATATTATTGGTTGGTCAATGGTCCTCCAACGATAGACATTGCGAATACTGTTACAGTAACTACATCTATAGTTGGACAGACTAATTATACCATTCCTACTTTAAATCAGCCGTTGTTAAACGGAATGAAGATAAGATTTACTGGAAATGCATCACCGGTCTCCTATCAAAATAAAGTATATTGGGTTGAAGGAGTAGGAACTAGTATTAAGCTAGTTGATGACGCAGTATTAAAAGTTTCAGAAAACATAGCAGATATCTATGATGATAGCTTTGACCAGTCTCTGTTTGATGAATATCCTTTTGACAGCTATAAGCAACTGCCTCTAGTGCCAGATTACATTACCATCAATAGATCCAGCAACGATTTAAATCCTTGGACAAGATATAACAGATGGGTACACAAAGAAGTTATTGAAACTAGCTCTAGTATTAATGATGTTCAACCCTATTATCCTAGCAAGTTAAGAGCTCAAAGACCTATTATTGAGTTCGACGCTAATATTAAGTTATATAATTTTGGTAGTATTGGTCTATCCCCAATTGACGTAGTTGATACAGTTACCGCAGACGCATTTAGTGTTGTTGAGGGATCAGCTGGTCACTATGCCGACGGGGTAGCATTGCAGCAAGGTTATAGAATAATCTTTACTGCTGAAACCGATCTTACAGTAAGAAGCAAAATTTATGAAGTTAATTTTGTAACTATAAACGGTGAACAGAGACTGACACTAGTAGAAATTGAGACACCCGTTGTTGGGGACAATACCTATGTAAATTATGGTACCAATTATGGCGGAACCAGTTGGTGGTATACCGGAACTGCTTGGAAATTTTCACAGCAGCACAGCAAGCTGAATCAACCTCCACTATTTGATCTGTTTGACAAAGACGGAAATAGTTATTCAGATCAAGATTTTTATAATTCAGATTTTAAAGGAAACAAAGTTTTTGGTTATGACGTAGGCACAGGACTAAACGACCCAGTTTTAGGATTTCCTCTTAATTATAGAAACAGTGTGGGAGTTGGTAGTTATCTCTTTAAAAATTATCTTACAGCAGAAACTATCACACTGTCAGATGCTGCAAATGCATCTAAAGAAATTTCGTCATCGGTTGCTTATATTAAGAAAGACGGCAGTTACGTTAATGCTTGGAAATCTGTAGTAATTAACAATCCAATTACTAAAACTTATAGTGCAATTACATCATCTGAATTTTATAATCTTCCTTTAGGGTTAACAAATAATCCGTTCAATGGTCCAATCGCTAGTCTTACACGTAGCGATATAATAGATCACATCAGCACCACTAGTAACGAAACAAGATTAATTACTAGCGATAATCCATTGTCTTTTGCATTGATGTTTATTGGTAAGAAAGATCACAATGTCATCGATGCAGTTACAAAAGCCGGTGATCAATATAATCTATTCAAACTTTCTTTCATCAAACAAATCACTGATTTAGATATTCAAACTGATCCTGTAAGAGCAGTTGACGAGGCATTAAAGACAATTAATCTAAGCAAAAATCAATCCTTTCCTTACTTTTTGTCAGACATGGTTGCCTACGGAGATAATTTTAAGGAAATTGTATATGTCGTAGATGATACAACGGTAGACACCTATCCAATATCTAGCGAATATAATCTTGATGATATTAGTTTTAGAAGTGTATTGGTATATGTGAACGGCGAACAACTTGTTTACGGAAAGGATTACGAATTTTTAATCAATGACTTTTATGTAAAAATTAATGTTAGCTTGTACCTTAACGATCGTATAGTAATCAAAGACTATAGTGATACTAAGGGTTGCTATATTCCATCAACACCATCTAAATTAGGTTTATATCCAAAGTATGAACCAATGTTATTTGAAGACGATTCTTATGTAACGCCTACAGATGTAATACAAGGACACGATGGTAGCATTACGGTTGCATTTGGAGATTACAGAGATGATATAATATTAGAATTAGAAAAAAGAATCTATAATAATATTAAAGGTCAATATAGAAAAGATATTTTAGATTATCAATCTTTAATTCCTGGTGCATTTAGAAGCACTGATTTTTCAGTCTCTGACATTAACAATATTATTCAAGGAGATTTCCTCCGCTGGATAAGCAATAACGGTGTAGATTGGAAAACCAACAGCTCTTACGACAGCGATAATTCTTACACTTGGAATTACAAAGGCGGTTATATCCAACCGTTAGATGTTCTCACTCACGGATCTTGGAGATGGCTCTATACCTATCTTTACGATACTGATAGACCAGATTTGTATCCTTGGAGAATGTTAGGATTTACTGATAAACCCAGTTGGTGGCAAGAAGAATACGGCGCAGCTCCTTACCTAAGCACAAATACAAAGTTGTGGACAGATCTAAGACTTGGTCGTATTAGGCAAGGATCTAGAGAAGGCATTGATTCTGTGTATGCTAGAAGTCAGCTAGCAAGTTTTATTCCTGTTGACACTAGCGGTGATTTAAAAGATCCTGATACATTTGTAATCAATCTCACTGTTGCTAATGTTCAGGCCAATTGGGAATTTAACGATTGGAGTCCAGCTGAAACAGCATGGAGAAAGAGCAGTTATTGGCCATTTGCGGTACAAAAAATAATGGCCTTGTGTAAGCCAGCAACCTATGCAGCTTTATTTTATGATCCAATAAGACTTACACAAAATCTTTCCGGTCAGTGGATTTATGGTACCGATAATATTTTACTTGACCTACGACAGATGCCTGTACAGGGTGTAGACGATTATGCTACATCTGGTTACAGTGTGTTTGTAAGCGAGGCAGGCAGGCAGAGATCATTTAGTTATAATACTGAGCTATCCAAAGATTTAGCCAACGCAGATATTAATTTGTTTTATAAAGTTGGCGGCTTTATTGATAAAAGTCAGTTCCAAATTAGTATAGATGCCTTTGATCCTTTAAGCACAGCCGCAGGGTCTGTGTTGCAACCTGAAGATTACAAACTAATTTTAAATACCAGCAATCCTATTCGTAAAACTTCTATATCAGGCATTGTGGTACAGAAGGAAGATAGTAAATTTTTAATTAAAGGATTAGACGATCAAAATCCTTACTTTACAGTCTATACGCCTATTCGCAACCAAGATACATTCACAATCACTGTAGGCGGTGTTGCAGAAAAATTTGTAAGATGGACTGCAGGAAACGAAACAGGCGGGTCAGAGGCAGCAACCACTGATACGACCAGCGCATCAACAGCACCTGTTGGCGTGTTCTATCAAAAAGGACAGTATGTACAGTATAACAATAGTTTTTATATAACAACTGTGAGCCACAGAAGTGGTGCTAATTTTGAATCTCAATATTTTCAAAGAGTTCCAGAACTTCCTATAAGAGGAGGTACCACAGTACAGGCAGCAGAAATATTTGATAAAAACTCTGCTGTGATCGTCCCCTATGGCACAGTTTTTAACACTACCCAAGAAGTTTATGATCTCATTGTAGGATACGGGCAATGGTTAATTGATCAAGGATTTGAATTTAACGAATTTAACAATGACTTGCAATCTACCTTAGACTGGAATTTTACAGCGAAAGAATTCTTATACTGGACAACACAAAATTGGCAAACTAACAGTGTTATTGCCCTTAGTCCATTTGCAAACGAGCTAACAGTTAAATTTACTGATTCTGTTGTAGATAATATTTTTAATAGTTTTTATGAATATAACATTTTAGAAGCTAGCGGATTAGCAATGCCGCAGAAATTTCTAAATGTGATAAGAGATGAAGGTAAGTGTACTATTAAATGTATATCTGCTGATAGAGGAATTTATTTTGCAAGACTGTATTCTGTACAAAAAGAACACGCTATCGTTTTCAATAACACAACGATATTCAATGATTCAATATTAAACCTAGATACAGGTTATCGTCAACAAAGAATGAAAGTATCTGGTTTTAGAACCAGTAATTGGAACGGAGATTACTTTAGTCCAGGGTTTGTATACGATACGGCAGTTATCAGCGATTGGAAGCAGTATAAAGATTATAAATTTGAGGATGTTGTTAAGTTTAACGGAAATTATTATGCTGCCAATAAAAATATAGTTGGCACGCTGTCTTTCAATTTTGATGACTGGAGATTGTTAGGCAAGAAGCCTGTGGCCGCTCTCATACCAAATTTTGATTATAAGATAAGTCAGTTTGAAGATTTTTATAGCTTAGACATTAGTAACTTTGATGAAGGTCAGCAAAAGGCCGCTCAGCACCTTGTAGGCTATACTCCTAGAGTTTACCTCAACAATATTTTTGCAGATCCAATTGCTCAGTATAAGTTCTATCAAGGATTTATTAAAGAAAATGGCACTAAAAACTCTATAACAAAGTTACAGAGGGCAACTGTACAAACTCTAAATGCAAAGTTGGATTACAATGAAGAATGGGCGTTCCGTATGGGATACTACGGTTCTTATTCATCTCGCAGAGAAATAGAATTCACTGTCCAAGAGGGGTCTTTCTATGACAATCCTCAAATTATAGAATTTACTAACACAGTTTCTACAATTACCAATTTAAGAATATCTGTTAAATCTACAGATTTACTAGCTAAACCTTTAAATTATTCTACAACACAAACCTTTGTAGTAACTGACGCAGACTATAACGATGTATTTTCTGTACAGAATGCAGGTTATGCTAGATTTGACGACGTTGAATTTAATGCCTTCAATGAAAATGCTTTGTTAGCATTTACCAGCACGGATGTTATTAAAGCTGGTCAAACGATTTGGTTAGCAAATACAAAAATTAATGATTGGACTGTTCTTAGAAAAAGATTAGCAGCAGTAAAATTAATTAAAGTAGAGTTAGATTCTCTAAATTCTAACGTGCTAAACTTTACAACTGACAAACCTCATGGCTTTTCTGCCGAAGAGATTATCAGTGTTGAGCAATTTGATTCTGAAGTAAACGGGATTTATAAAGTTAATTCTGTAGTAGATAGAGATACATTTTCAGTAATATCAACCACAACCACAGTTAGTGAAACCATTGAGGCTCCTCCAGGTTTAATTTTCAAATTTACCAATAGTAGATTTAATAATTTTGATGATTTGCCAGAAGATAGTGTTCTATTAGGATTTCCAAGAAATGCTAAAATTTGGGTTGATTACGACGGAAACAATCGCTGGGCAGTCTATCAAAAAATTAAGAATTATAAAAATTACACTATACAGTCTGCATCATCGCCTATCGAACAAAGTTTGGGATTTAATATTAACAAACAAAAAGATAGTTCGTTGTTAATGGTTGGAAATCCAGGCTATGTACAATCAAATTTCAACTATGGAAATGTGTTTGTTTACAAACCGGGAGTAGCAACCAGCACTTTGTTGTTTAGATATGGAATCAATAATGTAAGCACAACAACATATTACGATGAAACATTGCCTAGCGGGTTTGGTAATGCTTTATTCTATGATGCTACAGAATACAATGAAAGTGGGTATGGATTATTGTTTGCTGGTGGTCCGTTAGCCAGTAAAGTAACTATACCAGCAGCATTGAGTCCTAGTGGTTCTTTAGTTGAACAGGGAATAGTAAAAATTAGTGCCGTAGAACCGGATACATTAGAAGAACAGGCAGTTAATGTTCTTAAGAGTCCTAACTCTGTAAGCTACGAACGATATGGTTCTAGTCTACATGTGAGTAATCCTCTAGGATACTATAAAATATTATTTGTTGGAGCCCCATACACACAAACTTTAGGAACAGGTACAGTCTACAAGCACTTATTAAGTTCTAGCGGCACGGTAATCTCAACATCTACAATTAGTTTAGCATCCTCTACAGTACAAAGATTGGAAATTGTAAGTTCTGGAACAAATTACAGAGTTGACGATTTAATTTATGTAAGCCCAACAACTGCTTCTAAACCTTTAGTAGCAAGAGTTACAAAAGTTAATACAAATGGTTCGGTAAGATCATTTTCTAATCCTCTGGACAATTCTGTAATTTTCTCTGCACCGCCGGGAACAGTTTTAACTGCAGTTTCAACCACGGCTACAAATACAGGGACAGGGCTTACTGTTAATGTTGTTCTTAGCACAGAACAAGGCAGTCAATGGGGTCAGTCACTTGCAGGCACTGATAGGGGAAGAGGTGTATTTGTTATAGGTGCTCCAGGTTTTGCTAACGGTAAGGGTTTAATCGCTATCTATACAGGTACAGGGACCCTTATTAGCCAAACTATACAAGGTGTGTTTGAAAACAATTCAAACTTTGGATACTCTATTTCAATTAGTCCTAGCGGTTCATACATATTTGTTGCTGCACCTAACGCAAGAACATCTAGCCAGGCTTACGGAAAAGTTGCTGTATATTATAGGGAATCATCAACTCAAAACTTTACGTTGACACAGGTTATTTCAAATCCTGTACCAGGCGTTGGAATGAAGTTTGGTCAGTCTTTAGACATTAGTGAGGATGAAGAAGAACTAGTAATTTCAGCATTGGGAACAAATAGACGTATACCTCTGTCTTTTGATGACAGAACTGAATTAGACCTAGCTACAACCGAAGAATACGACAACGATTTCAACAGTGATTTTTCTCTTAGCGAAACTAGTTACGATGTTGACTCCACTAATTTCTTAGACAGAGTAGCATTTTCTGGATCAGTATACATCTATAATAGAAAA